TCGGCTAAAATATATAGATACGATGGGTCTAGCCATAGTGATTTTACAAGAGCATCAGGTGGAGATTATTCTACTAACTTAACAGCTTCAGGCAACTGGACTGGTTCTATATTTAATGGATTAGCTATTTTAAACAACGGAGTAGATGATCCACAATGTTTAGCTACAACAGGTGCTAGTGCATTTACAGATTTAACCAACTGGCCAGCAAGTACAACTTGCAAAGTAATAAGACCTTTTGGTAATTATTTAATAGCTTTAAACATGACTGAATCTTCTGTTAATTTACCTAACAAGGTTAGATGGGGAGATGCAGCAGAAAACCTTACACTACCTAGTTCTTGGACAGCATCTAGTACAAACGATGCAGGTTCAGCAACAGTAGGCGATGCAGGTGAATTTATTGTAGATGGGTTTCCACTTAAACAATCTTTTATAATATATAAGGAAAACACTACATACATTATGACCTTTACTGGTGGTAATCTAGTATTTGACATTAAAAAACTATTTGATGATTCAGGAGTTTTATCAAGAAACTGTGTAGCAGAATTTAATGGTAAACACTTTGTAGTAACCAATGGCGATCTTATTGTTCATAACGGAGTATCTAAACAATCAGTAGCTTCTAATGTAATTAAAAGAACATTGTTTGAAGAAATAGACAGCACTAATTATGCAAACATATTTGTAACACATAATAAACAAAAAAATGAAATATGGGTATCTTATCCAACAGTAGGCTCTACTTATTGCAATAAAGCATTAATATGGAATTACGAGGCAAATGCTTTTAGTTTTAGAGATTTACCTGATATTTTACACATAGCAACAGGAATAGTAAATCCAGGTGCATCAGCAGTTGTATGGTCAGGTCAATCACAAAGTTGGGAAGCCTACAGTACAACAGAAAACTGGGGGCAAAGAAACTATAATCCTACAGAAACTAGCATATTAATGTCTAGCACAGGAGATACTAAACTCTATAGGGGAGATAATGGATTTGATTTTGCAGGAGCTGATTTTACTATGATCTTGGAGAGAAAAGGATTAACCCTTGATGGCAACACTAACACTGTAAAACAAGTAAGAAAGATTACCCCAAGATTTTCTAGCACAGGTTCTGCTGAAGTATTTGTAGGAAGTTCTATGACCCCTGATGGTACATATACTTACAAAACACAACAAAGCATAAACCCTGATACACAGAATAAGGTAGATGCTAGAGCCACAGGTAAATATATAGCTATTAAGTTTCAAAACACAACAGCTACAACTTTTGAATTAAACGGATATGATATAGAATATGAGGTAATAGGAGAGAGATAATGAGTACCATAATGGATTTTTTGATATCTCAAAACATTCCTAGTTTGATTGGTAATATGTCTGACTTTCAAAGAGCAATAAATCCTAATAGTCCTGTTTTAATGAACGAGCAAGGAATGCCTAGAACAACAGAAACGGCAACTTTTATTAATCCAATGCCAACACCTTTTACTATGTCAGACCAGTTTATGTTAGCACCTACCATAACAATGAGAGATAAAATATTACAAAAAATGAGTGATGATGAAGCATTAGATACAGCTTTAAAAAGAGGTGCTTATAGAGGTTTTATTCCTTTACCTGGAATATTAACACCACAAGGAGTGCAAGAAACAGAATATAGTAAAAAGCTACCAGGTTTAATATCAGATTATATAGCGACACAAAGAGGGCTAAGATAAATGTCCCAAGCACCTAAATATACGCCTAATCCAGTACCTGATAATCCTGAAGATTTACCACAATATTTATTACAAGAATTTCAGAAAATACAAGCAGCATTGGAAGAAAACCCTACTAGCTTTATAGAGGTTAAGAATGTAGAACCGAGCAGAATAAAACAAGGAGATATAGTATATGCAGATGGATCTAATTTTAATCCAGGAAGTGCAGAAGGAATTTACTTTAGAAATGCAGCAGGAAGTTGGGTGAAACTAGGGTGAATTTATATATATCAGGCGTACCATCAAATAGAATTAATGAGGTTTGGGAAGACTGCGAACCTTATATAGAAATGGGTAATGGTAAAAGTAGAGATGAAATGTCTGTTATGGATATTTATAAAAGATTATCAGAAGCTCGTATGCAACTGTGGTTAGTGTTCGATGAAGATAGAGAAATTATATCAGTGCTTACTACAGAAATTATAGAATACCCTAGAAAGACTACTTGTAGAATAGTTACTCTAGGTGGACAAGACCTAGACTTATGGGTAGAAAAACTATTAGAAACTTTAGAAGAATGGGCATTAGAAAATGGTTGCGTAGCAATGGAAACAGTTTGTCGCAAAGGATTTATAAAGAAATTAGAGAGATTTGGGTATGAAAACGCATACACAGTTCTCGTAAAAGAACTCACAACAATACATTAGAGGTACATTATGAGTAAAGGAAGTGGAAGCAACACTACAACACAAAAAGCAGATCCATGGGCAGGGCAACAACCCTATCTATTAGATTTATATGCAAAAGCACAAGGACTACCAACACAACAGTTTTTTCCAGGACAAACTTATGCTACTCCTAGTGATCTAACATACACAGCAGAACAACTAGCAGAACAAGCAGCTTTAGGGCCACAAACTAGTATAGCTGGTTCTATACTTCCTTCTTTAGAAGAACAGTTAATGAGCCCAGCACAAAGATTTTCCGATCCTCTATTACAAGAATCTTTAAGAGCAGCTTTAAGCCCAATGGAAGAAAGTGCTTCAAGATTACTTCAACAAACTCGTAGAGATTCTATAGGAGCAGGACAGCTTGGTGGAACTCGACAAGGCATACTAGAATCTGAAGTTATAAAAGATTTATTAACTAAACAATCAGATGTTGCATCTAAGTTATATGGTGATGTATATGGAGATACTTTAACTGCACAAGGTAGAGCATTAGGTTTAGCTCCACAGGCTATGTCTACTATAATGCAACCATCATCTACATTAGCTAATATTGCATCAGCTCAAACAGCAAGAGCACAGCAACCTATTACAGAAGCTATGCAAAGATTTGCATTTGAACAAGAAGCTCCAGGTAGGGCATTAAGTCAATATGCTAATATTGCTGGTGGTACTATAATTCCAGGCACACAAACAACTACAGGGCCAGGAGCACAAGGCCCAGGTGTAGTAGCAGGTGCACTAGGTGGTGCAGGTCTTGGATCTTTGTTGGCAGGTCCAAATGCAGGATTTATGAACCCCTACATATTAGGTGGTGCATTACTAGGAGGGTTATTTTCATAATGGCAAGTATATTTGATGAAATAGGGAAAATAGGGTTAGATGGAAAACCAGTAACATTTTTTGATGCTATGCAAGGTAGAGGTCTACCCCAATACAGTAGTAATCCTTTTAATGTTCCAACTCCTACAGGAATAAATTATAATAATTTAACCAAGCAACTTGCTGAAAAACCTGTTGCTGATAATCTTGCTGGTAGTCAAAACTTTAACTTGATGAATACATTTAGAAATATGTTTGGTATGCCTACGCAAAACCAAAGAATGGTTGATGGGCAACAAATAACTGAGGTAGACAGAAATATGATTTCTAATCCTAATATGACAGATCAAGACATAGAAAATCAGTTAGCAGAATCAGGTATGAACCCTATGATGTTACAAACATTAATGCAAGGCTTGTTAAGTCAACCTCAACAACCACAAATGCCTGTAATGCCTATGCAACAAGCAGTTAGGGGTAATCCAATTCAAGTAGCAGATTTGAGTAGATTTTATGGAGGAATTTTATAATGAGTAATGGCATTTTAAATGATGAAGAAAAACTAACAGGTTTTAGAGGTTTGTTAGGAAATTTAGTTCTTCCAGGGTTAAGTGGACAACCCACTAATAAACAACTTATAGATGCAGCAATACTTAGAGGTAGTTTAGAATTATTAAAACCTAGACAAGCTGGTGAAAACTTTGCATCTCAAATAGGAAGAAGTTTACAATCAGGTAGACAATTTATTGATAGCCTAAAACCTGACTTGGATCAACAAATAAAACAGTTAGAGTTTGAACAATTAAGAAAACAAGTAGAAGGTCAAGAAGAACCTATTGAAAGAACTGTTACAGAAAGAAATTTAGAAAGAGATGCTTTAGCAGATCAGGCTTTTGGTTTTGGTGATTACGCTACAGAAGTATTAGGAATGGGAGGTAGATTTTTTGGTGCAGACCCTACTCCTGAAACAACAATGGCTATAAGAAATATAGAAGGACTTAATAGAGATTTATTAAAAGGTGCTGCTTCAGAAGTAACAGGCAGACCATCTGTTTATTATCTTGAATTATCAAGAGATGAATTACCTGAACCTGGTTTTACAAGTACAGATGCAGATGCTCTTAGAAAATATGAAACTTTACAAGAAAGATATAGAGGTCAATTAGCTAAAAATAGACAAGCCTTAAAAAATGCAAAAATAAGAGGAGATAGTTCTAAAATATTTAAAATAGAAACAGCTATTGCTGACCAACAATATTTTGTTGAAAGGTTAGAAGGAGTTACAAATTCTTTAAGAAAAAACTTAGGACAAGGGCCTACTGTTGAAACTAATTTTAGCACAACAACTCCAGTACAAAATTTAGATGATAAAGAATTAGATAATATTTTAAATAATTTCAACCAAAGATGAGGTTAAGCAATGGTAGATAAAAAAGTAAAAGCTCCTAGTGGTGGAGAATTTATAGAAGCTAGAAGAAATGCTGAAGCATATTTTCAAGATACCAAAAATAGAGGTAAAATATTGGTTAATGCTGGTCGTTTATCAAAAGAAGATTATTATAAAAAAATTAGAAAAGTTGGTATTGAAACTGGGGTTATATCGCCTGATGAATTTCCAGGAGGTGCTCCTGAATGGTTAGAACCTGCTTTAGAAATAGGTTTAGGAATTACAGGTTATGTTGTTGGTGCAGCACAAGGATTAAGAAAAGGAGCTCCTTTAGCAGGTGGTGCAGCAGGTTATGGTGCAGGTGCTGGATTAGGACAAGCATCTTTTGATGCAATTAATAAATTAACAGCAGATGAAGGACAAGTAGTAAAGCCTAACAATGTTATTTTAAAAGATGCCTTACAACAAGCAGGTATTGATGCAGGTTTGTCTTATGGCATAGATAAAGTAGTTCTTCCTGGTTTAGGTAAAACTTTTCAAGTTGCAAAAAATGTTAGCATTGGTGCAAAAAACAAAGCTGTAAAAGGATTACAGGCATTTAGAAACAGATTGAGTCCTGAAGAACAAAAAAAATTCGTAGATAAGTTTGGTAAAGGTAAAACAAGTGAAACAGAAATAGGTAAAAGTTATGCAAAATCAAAAGAAGAAAGTCAATCTATTATTAATGCTAATAGAGCACAACTAGAATCAGAAGGCTTAACACCAACAAGATATCAAGTTTTATCAGGATCAGGAACTATAGGACAGGTTTTAAGAGGAGCTTCTGATGCTTCACAAATTATTCCAGGTGCAAGTTTTTATGGAAAAAAATCTTATCAAAATACAGTAGATGACACATTAGCTAGTTTACAAAACCCAATTATTTCAGGATCAAATAAAAATTTAAACGATAGAGCAGCTTTTGCTTCAGGAAATGCTTTTATAAAAGATATAAAAGGAGATTATGTAAGGAATCCTGCAAAACTAGAAGCTATTGAAAAATCTTACGAAAGTTTACCTATAACAGCTTATTCTAATTTAATTAAAATTAGTGATGATAATATAGCAAGATATCGCAAAGATTATAAAGAATTTGATACTGGTTTAAAAGAAACAAAAACTAAATTTACTACAGACCTTATACAAGAAGATATTGTAAAATTTAATACATTGTTGAAATCTGCTTTAGGTGAAAAAGAAACTGTTGCTTTTTCTAAAGAATTACCAAGCATGATGAGAAAAATTATAAGTCCTACAAAAACTCCTGCTAAATTTAAGTTTGGAGTAGATGCAGGTAAAGTTCCAGAAACAGTAACTCCACCTCTTTCTGAACTATCAGGAAAAGATATTTTACTTTTTAAAACACAACTTAGAGAATTAAGAAATAATAGAAAAGTTTTTGAAACAAGAGAAGCTGGACTTAGCTCATCAGAAAAATTATTAGCATCAGCATTAAGCAAAATAGAAGGAAATGTTGTCAAAAGTATTAAAACTAAACAACCTGAATTAGCTGCTAAATTTACAAGAGCAAATAGTATATTTAAAGAAAACAATCAATTCTTGGCAGATAATGAGGGTTTATTAGCTTTTGGTAAAACTTTAGATGGAAAAGACTATAATCCTTTTGTTTACGATGGATTTAAAGATGAATTTAGAGAATTAACTGGAACTGAATTTAAAACAATACTCGGAAGAGGTTTAGGAAAAGAAATGACAGCTCAACAAGTTGTCAAAGATTTTTTAACAAAACCTGAAGGCATTGGTAAATTAAAAAATATTATGAATAAATCTGCTAAAATTAAAATGGCAGAAAGAAAAAAAGAAACAATAAAACAAGGATTAAAATTTGAAGAAAAAAATATAGAAATACAAGTTATAGAACCTATTGTAAAAAATGGAAAAATTATAGAACAAAAAGTTGTTACTAAAAAAGTTTCAGAAGTTGAAAAAGCAGATCAAGAATTTGGAGAATTATTAATTAATGAAATAGAAGATACTTTTGATAGCACTTTATTGTTAGGGTTGAGAGAAAGTGGATCGTTTAATCCTGATAGTTTTTTAAGAAAAATAGGAGCTAGTTATTCAGAAGGAGCTTTATCTAAAAAAAGATATTACAAAGAGTTAATAAAACAAGCACAAAAAACAACAGATGTTGCCACAGGTGGTAAATTTTTAGAAAATATAACTTACGACAGACTTGTTAGTTTTGGAAAAATGTTTAAAGGTTTTCAAGATGAACCAGGAGTAAGTAAATTTTTATTAAGGAGAGCACCATTAGCATTATCTAGTGGGGTTACATTATCTAAAGTTTTACCTATAGCTGGTGCTGGTGCTGGTGGAGCATTACTGGGAGTAGGTGGTTTTATTGCTACAATGGGTATTATAAATCTTTTTAATAAATTTATTTCTCAACCTTTGGGAAAAAGTTACTGGCAAAGTGTTAAGGGCGACAAAAATAAATTAGGAGAATTTTTAAAAGCTATATACAGCGATGTTATTGGACAAGATGCTATTAGATATCAATTTCAAGTTTCTAATTTATTAAGACAATTACCTAGAGGTTTAGCTGTTGGAGCATCACAACCTGATGCAGCACCAAGAACAAGAGAACAATATTATAACCCTGGACTAGAAAGATGATACCAATGGAACTTATATCAATGCTTGGAAGTACACTACTTGGGGGTGCTATGAGCATTTTATCCCAACGAGGACAAGCTGAAGCTGAGAAGCAGAAGATGTTAATGCAACGAGCAGGATTTGCAGCTAAACAGACTGACAAGGCTAGAGCAGTATCAGATCCACACACTAAACATACTAGAAGATGGATAGCTTTAATGTGTGTATTTTCTATTATCGTAGTACCTATCGTTGCTCCAATCTTTACCGATGTTAATGTGGCATATCAGATCGTAACCGAAGCCGATAGTGGTTGGTGGATATTTGGCTCTACTTATGAAACTTCATACTTTGAGCAAGGCAATACAGTCTTTATTACAAACCTACAATCACACACAATATTTTCAATCATTGGTCTATATTTTGGTGGATCATTAACTAGGAAATAATATGGTAGCTAAAAAATATCAAAATAAAACTGGTGGATTAAATGAAGCTGGTAGAAAGTTTTTTAAAAGAACTACAGGAGCTAATCTTAAAAGACCTGTAACAGGTAAAGCCCCTAAAGGTTCTAAAGCAGCAGCAAGAAGAAAAAGTTTTTGTGCAAGAATGGGTGGTGTTAAAGGCCCTATGAAAGATTCTAAGGGCAGACCAACAAGGAAGGCACTAGCACTTAGGAAATGGAAATGCAGAAAATCTTAGCAAAACAATGTTTATATGTAATGATAGTAATTATATTGGCTTATGGAATAGCTGATGCTATAGGAGATGTAACAAGTTCAGGATCTACAACTAATACTCAATCAAATAATGCAGGATCTAACACAGCAATTACTGGTGGGTACGAATCGAGTACAACCTACCAATCAGGCTCATCTAGCAACACTACGACTACTAACAGTACCAATAACAATACAAATACTAAAACTGCCGTAAACAGCTCATTAGCTCCTGCTATGAGTGTATATGGGCAAGACTCCTGTGTTATACCTTTAGCAGCAGGTGTTACAGTACTCCTCCT